TGATGTTAGCTCCACATTGATTTTGTATGTTGTTTACTTTAATTGTACTTGTCATAATTATTGAAATTTATACCTTATTACTACTACACCAGATCCGCCTGCTAATCCAGTTGTGTTAGGCACACCTCTTTCACCACCTCCACCACCACCGCCAGTGTTTGCAGTTCCTGCTGTTCCAACTGAATTACCTTGTGATGTTCCATTTCCACCACCTCCAGTTCCGCCACTTCCTGGTGTGTTTGAATTATAAGCACTACCGCCACCACCTCCAGCAAAAGCTGTGTTAGAACCATTAATACCTGTTGTTGCTCCTGCACCTCCATTACCACCTGCTGTGCTAGTTCCATTTACCCCAACTGCGGTTGCTCCACCTCCGCCTCCAGCACCATAACCAGGAGGACTATGTGTTGCACATCCACCATTATTTCCTTGAGGTGGACTAACAGGAGGTGTATTCCCATTACCTATTCCACTTCCTGATCCATCTGTACCTCTACCTCCTCCAGAACCTCCATTTGCACCTGATTCAGGTGAAGGTGTAGTTTCTCCACCACCTCCACCACCTCCTGCTGAGGTGATTGTTGAAAAAACTGAAGGTGAACCACTATTTCCTCGACCTGAAGCACAAGGTAGAGCTGCACCACCAGCTCCTACTGTGATTGGAAATGATGTTGCTGTAACTGTTATTGTTCCTGATCCCTCTAATGGACTAGCTGTGTATGGTGTGATTGGAGATTTATCTTCTCTGAATCCACCTGCACCTCCACCGCCTCCGTGAGCTGCTCCACCACTTCCACCACCAGCTACTACCATATAAGAAACTTGATTATTTGCTGGTGCGGGAGATGCTGTTGCAATTCTTTCAACTGTAAAAGTGCCTGGACCAGTAAATGTATGAATTTTACAATTTCCACATTCTGTAATTGTGCCACCTGTTGCTGATATGTAAGGTGGTATTCCTGTTTCTGTATCTTCTGCATTTTGGACATTTATCCAACCTTCAGTGCCATCAACATATACAAAAGTTGCAGCTTGACCATTAACAGTTAAAGAAGCATCTGCTGTTTGACCGCCAATAGGTTCTGAATTTCTTCCTATTGTTAAATTATTTGTATTAAAAGTTCTTGTATAATCAGCAAAAGCTACAATATCTCCAGCTGAAGGTGATGCTGGTAGTGTAGCTGTAAAAGCTCCACCACTTGTATTACAAAAATATCCTTCTCCAGACACTGCTGTAAATCCTGAAGTTTTAATACTTCCTGTCTGCCAATCAACAGTACCCGTTCTACCAAAACCTGATTGAGATGCACCTGATGCAAGAGTAACGGTATCGCCACTTGCACCGATAGTTATTGTGTTAGAGCTTTCATTGATGATGTTAGCTCCGCATTGATTTTGAATATTGTTTACTTTAATTGTACTTGTCATATTTATTGAAATTTATACCTTATTATTACTATTCCGCTACCACCTGTTGCACCCACTGCACAACCGGCTGCGTGTGCACCACCAGCACCACCACCTGTATTAGCTGTGCCTGCTGTACCATTTATTGGATTTGGTCCATTAGGTGGACTACCACCTACTCCACCTCCTCCTGATCCTGCAGCTCCACCTTGACCCGGAGTGCTCCAGCCACCACCACCTCCACCACCTGCACGAGTTGTTGGAGTTCCATTAATTGAACTTGTTGCTCCTGCACCACCAGCACCTTGTGTTGATGAAGGACCAGTTGCTGCACCTCCTGCAGCTGTTGCACCGCCACCTCCTCCAGCACCTGCATCAGTGCTACCTGGAGCCGTTCCACCATTATTTCCTTGAGGTGGAGTTACAGGGGGTGTGTTACCTGTTCCGTTAGTACCATTGTTATAAGAAGCACCACCACCTGATCCACCTGGAGCTTTTCCGGGAGAGGGTGATCCTTTTTGATGTTCGGTTCTCACCATACCCGCACCACCACCAGTAGATGTAATTGTTGAAAAAACTGAATTAGATCCTCTACAACCCTCTGAAATAGTTGGCGAAGATCCTGCGGCACCACCAGCACCGACTGTGATTGGATAAGCTTGAGCTGTAACTGAAACTCTATTTGGAGCACTTGGATAACCATCTAATGGACTTGCTGTATACGGAGTAACAGGAGATTTAACTTCTCTATAACCACCAGCACCTCCGCCTCCAGCTAAATCTCCACCCGAACCTCCACCACCAGCTACTACTAAATGTGAAACTACACTGTTGGCTGCGCAAGCAGCTGTTGCAGTTACTGTAAAAGTCCCAGGACCTGTAAAAGTATGAATTTTGTCATTTCCGCAAGTAGTTATAGTTCCTCCAGTTGCTACTATAAAATCACTTCCTATGGTAGCAAAATCATCACTATGAATAGATCTCCAACCAACTGTTGAATCTATATAAACTAGAGTTATACCTTGTCCTTCAGTTGATAATACAAGTGCACCAGCTCCACCATTTATTTTTTCTGAACCATTAGGATCAATTGTTAAAGCATTAGAATCAAATGTATTATTATAATCTTGTACTGAAACAATTGCTCCAGCACTTCCAGCTGGTAAATCTACTTCAAAAGCTCCACCTGCTGTATTACAAAAATATCCTTCGCCACTAACAGCTGTAAATGTAGCTGTTTTAATTGACCCTGTCTGCCAATCAACTGTTCCTGTTCTACCGAAACCAGATTGACTAGCACCACTTCCTAAAGTTACCGTATCACCAGACCCACCTAGTGTTAAGGTAGTTCCGCATTGTGGTTCGACTGTATTTACTTCTATCTTAGACAATGACTAATACTCCTGT